GAAGGCGGCATCGGGCTTGCAAGCCAAGGCGTTTCTCAAACGATTTCCCCTGACGAATACAAAGGTGGCGAGATGGCAGCAGCCGCTGTACCCGGATTCAACATTGGTCAAAAAGCCAGCAAGTTGAAGCAGGTTGCACTTGGAGTTGGGTCAGGAACTTTAACATCCGCAGCTCAGGCTGGGTTGGAATCTCTTGATGATGAAAGTGCGAATTACGAAGATATTCTTTTTCGCACCGGACTTGGTGGATTTCTAAGCATGGCTGGCGAAACGGTTCCGGGAGCTATTGGAGCAGTGGTTCGCGCAAGGAGCGTAAATCCAAGGTTGATTGCCGCTGAGTTTGAACGTCCGTTTACGCAGCAATTCATAAAGGATCGTGGAACTGAAATTCAAAAAGAACTTGAACGTCGAGGTGCTGGCGGATTGTCATCCCAATTTGCAGACGACATTGCAAGAACGTTGTACTCCCCGAACTCTGGGCTTAAACCTGATGAGTTCAGGAACAACATTGCGAAAATAGTATCAGATTCGTTTAGCCAAGGATCATCGTCTGGTTTGTCCAGATCCGAAATATCCGACTCAATTAAAACTCAGCTTGGCAATTACGTTCAAAATGCTGACAAAATTGCAGGAGAGGCTGTTGACCAGTTTGTTGCAAAATCTGAAAAGCTAGTCACAGATGTAACAAATATAATAGATCAGAAATATGCTTCCAGAAACAAGAGGTTGACTGATCTTGTTAGAGGTTTTGAAGGAAGGTACGCAACCGACTCTCAGCCTTTGATCAACCAGATCAACGATCTTGAAGCTAAGAAGAAATTGCTTCCAGATGAATCAATTGAAAGAAAACGGATAGAAGATGAGATTTCTGTAATCAACCAGCAGATTCAAGATATCCAAGCTGGAGCTGTGCGTGGATACGGTCCTGCCTCTGGAATATCAAAAGAAGAACTTGGCCAACGTGTTCAGGAAATTGGACGTGAAGAGCTTCAGCTTTTTAAAGATGAAAGCAATAAAGGTTATGGAAAACTAGAGCCTCGACTAGACAAGGTCAAAATAACTTCTACTGAAATTGGACCTGATGGAAAAAAGATTGTAAAGACTGCAAATCAATTAAGAAAAGAAAGAAGCGAAATTCTTAAAGAAATTGATTTCAATAAGCAGGTTCAAAAAGCTGACTATTCTGTATTTGAAGAACTCGATAAAATTAACGGACAGCTTGACAAAGCATTGTTGAACGACCCCGGTCTTAAGGGCTTGCTCGAAGCTGAAAACAAGTTTTACAGTACCGGAATCTCTAGGTTCAAAGGGTTCTTTGCAGACAAGGTGCTTCGAGAGGCTGGAGAAGCTGGAGGTATGCCGGGGATAGTTTCAACAATCTCAGGCGCAAGCGGAGCGCAAAACCTCAAGCTGCTAAAGAACATGCTTGGAGATAGGTACACTGAAATTGAGCCAAGTCTTAGGGAATTTGTTTACACGCAAATCAAAGGTGAAAATCCAAACGATTTCCTGAAAGGACTCACAAAAGGAAAAGGCGGGTTTGCAACTGGAATTCAAAAAGAAGTCATCAACGATTTGTTTCCAGACCTTTCTGAAATCAATGATGTTGCATCAAAGTACGGCTCGTTAATTGATCAAAGAGCAGTGCTTGTGGCTGAATCAAGCGGCTTACAAAATCAAATAAAAAGCCTGACTAAACAAGTTGATGATGGGATTAAAGGCGCACAGGAAAAACTTAATGCCGTAAATTCTCAGTTTGACAAAGTTACATCTAAGATTGCCGTACTAAAGGCTTCGAATGTTACTGAGAGAGAAAATGAAATCATAAAGTCTCTTGGTAAAATTAGAGCGGAAGTGAACAAGGCTGGAGCCTCAAAAAGTGACGCTCTTGATTCGTTTAAGTTGGATGAGGTTGTTCGTGAGCTTTCAACGGAGGGTGGTCTTCCGCTTTACAAAGCTCTTGAACGAGCTATCGAGGTGACGAGTGCCGCAAAAGACAGGTTCTACGGAGTTGTTAAAAAATCAATGCAACCGGGTGGTCAGCTTGAGAGTTTCAATCCGTCAAATCTAATAGATTTCTTGGCACCGGGAAAAGGTGCTGAAATTTCATCCGATTATCGTGTCCGTCGATTTATGGAGGTCGTTGGGAAAGAGCGCCCAGACCTGATAAACGACGCGCAGAACATGCTGATCGGAAGGATTGTTTCTGAGTCTTTTAACGGCACAAAGATCGACACTAAGAAGATTTCGTCTCTTGTTGGAAATAGTGATGCTCCGGGCAAGTATTACGAAGCAACTCAAAGACTGCTTGGGGAAGATGGAGTTAATCGAATCAACACGGTTGCAAACCAGTTGGAGCGAGTGTCAGGGCTTGGAAAGCCAAGTATTTTCACAAAGATTGTTGCCCCAACGCTTGTCGGCGCACTTGGGTATAGGCTTTACGGGGACGTTGGACTTGGCGTTGGACTTGGAGGATATGCTGCATACGGCAAGGTTAAGGAAGGGATGAAAGAAGCTGTTGACGCTGCGGTTGGTAGAATTCTTAAAACTCCAGAATATTTGGACATTGTTTCTAAACCTTTGGATGCTGCGACAAAAGGCCAGATAGACAAGATTGAGCGCATGTGGCCGCGCATTTTGAAGATGGAGACAGATCGAGTGATGCTTAACAAAGAGGAAGCGGAGCCTGTTTTAAGTTCTGCACGTCAAACTTTGGACAATGTTTCTCAATCTGTCTCAAACTTTTTTGGAAGATAATATTTTTCCTCAATGAAAACCTCCCTCTCCAAAAAGGGTAACACCTATCAGGGCAAGAAGGTGACGCTGAATTCGCCGCGCAAGATCGAAGGCGTGACTCCGTATCCGAAGAAGAAGACTGTCTTCGTGAAGAACAAAAACGATAAGGTTGTTGTGCTTCATTTCGATGATGTTCGATACTCCGACTTCACCAAGCACAAGAACCCGAAGCGTCGGGCCAATTTTCGCTCCCGCCAAAACTGCGCGGAGGCGAAGGACAAAACAACGCCCAAATATTGGGCATGCAAAAACCTCTGGTAATATGGACAAGATGAAACTTGGTGGTGGCGGTCGTTACGAGAAGCTCGTTAGCAGTCTTGAGAGCAAGGGCGTCAAAGATCCGAAGGCTTTGGCCGCCGCAATCGGACGCAAAAAGCTCGGCAAGGCGAAGTTCCAATCGCTCGCCGCGAAAGGTCGTCGCCGCGCTGAGCGCCAGTCTAACGCTTAGGATAGCGTCCTTTGACGTACGGCTTCTTGGCCGACTCCTTATCGACGACGAACTTCTGTGGGTCTGCGTAGTTCCATGAGATGTCGCCGCCCGTGCCACGCTGAATCATAATCGATCCGGTGACTTTTCCTTCCTTGTCCGTCATGCCGGAACGATCCGCTCGCTTCGCCATTCCGAGCATAAATTGTCGAGGTTGATTGAAGCCAACTTCCTTCATCACAATCACCTCTCTAGCCCAGTTCGTTAGGTCCGACGATCCGAATCCTGAGTAGGCCATCTCTGCCACGCTCTCCGGTTTGTCGTCTCGACCTTTGGGCTTGGGGAAGTGATGAACGAGAATCAGGACTACGCCTGTCTCCATCATAATCGGCTGGAGCAAGTGCCTCGTAAAGTTCGCGCAGACCTCGATATCCGATGGATTGCCGCCCATGTAGGAGAGCAGCGGATCGATATAAACCACATCGACCTTAGTCTTGCGAACGAGGCGGCGCAGCATCGTCGCGAAGTCTGAACCCGTTCTTACCGTCTCGCGGAAGAATAACATGTTCGCGCTCCGAAGACCTCGCTCCCAGTTCTCCTTACCAAAGGTCATCTGAGCAGCGCCCTTGAGCGCATCATGCTGATCGGCAATGTCGTTTTCCGCCTGAATGTAAGCTACTTTTAGCGCACGGACGGGCTTTACGCCAAACCAAGCTTCGCCGGACGCCCACTTCAGACCTTGATACGCGGCCATCGAGCTTTTGCCGCATCCACTTTGCCCTACAAAGAGAAGCGAAGATCCGCGCCGAACCCACCTGTCACCGATCAAATTGTCAGGATCATTCTGCGGGTCGTACTCGATGATGGCATCTATCGAGAACTCCATCGGCATGTCCTGCGCGTCCATGTCGTCCTTGAACGCTTCCCAGTTCACTGCGCCCACATTGACAGCCAAGAGCTTCTGTTCCTTGCCATCGCGCATTACACCGGCCAGACGACTGAACCGGCTCGCGTTCTTGTTCTTCGGATCGATGCCGATGCTTTCGAGGTAGCGATAGACGACGTCGCGGCGCTCGTTCCACTCCTCTCTATTGGCCGCTTCAACGCGCACCCAGCCGTGCAGACTCTTGCCGCCGGAATCTATGACGACCGATAGCGGGAGCTTGGACTCCTTCAACGCTGTCCATTGCTCGTCCTTCGTCTTCTCGTCCATCTCGACCAGCACATGGCGGAAAGATGCCACGCCGGAATCCGATCCGCTCTCGTCGAAGCATGGATTGATGCGGACGTATGCACCCTTGCTATCGCTGCCATTCCACATGGCGCTGATGGGCGGCGTGAAGTGGTTCTTAATCCATTCGTCGCGCTTAAGGAACGTACCCTTGGAGGCTGGCCTACCTCGACCCTCTTCGTCGAAAATGATGTCGTTGCAGATGCAGACAACTTCGTCCGATTCGAAGCAGGCTTTCAGGAAGTCGATTGTCGTAAACGGAGACGGAGGTTCCGGCATCGTTTGGATCGTGCGAACGACGAACTTGCCGGTGGGCGAGATGGGATTGCCGCCCTGCCCAATGCCTGACTGAGCGGATAAGAGCCATCCACGCGGCTTGTCGTGCGAAACCTTGGACGCTTGGTCGAGCTTGTGGGCCAGTTCATGTGGTTTCCACGGTGGGAGACATTTCGCGTTGTACTCGTTGAGGAGCGTATCAGCATCCCCCGCATTAAGCTCAAAACCGTGTATGAGCGCGGTTGCTACGGCGAATGTGCTTCCATGCCCATTTTGACCTGTGACGGCTCCCGGCGTGTTTCTGAGCCATGCTCTGGCACGGTCGATCTTTGATTGATTCATTGGATTCCAAGTTGTTTACGCGCTATGTCCCCGCTTTCGCCCAGATCATTCGAGGCGATTTGCTGGAGAACCGACTTTGATTCTTCGAATTTTGCGAAAAGGAGAGACAGCTCTTTGGGAGTCATCAGGTACTTGCTCCAGTGTTGGATTGGTATGGAGCGAGACTGAAACTTCGCAAAGAGCTGCTCTTGTGCTGCGA